ATCACATCCGGATCGGTAGTTGCGGTCCACGCTGCAGCTGCAGCAACAGGAGTGACATCCGGCAGGTTCAGCAGCCCAGCGACGCCGAGCTCGTTATCACCGATATAAACCTGTTCGTCGGTGTCCATGTTCCACTTCAGCTTCATGCCTTCGTATTTCTGGACATCAACCGGACGGCCCAGTTTCTGGGCAGAAGCCAGTTCCGGCACCGTCCAGCTGATTTCCTGCCCCCACAAGGTGAGGTTGTTACGGGTAGGCTGAATATCGAGCTCGATACCAGGTATGGCAGTGGCTTTTTTACCGATCCAGTTTTTACCGTTAGGGTTTGGACCACCAACGCCCACGAAATCGGTATTAGTGAAGGATGACACTTCATCAGCGATAGAAATGTCGCTGCGCAGCGGCATGTCGCGTGACCATTTGTAGGACACTAAAGGCATGTTCAGCGTCTGATCCATGCGCTCCAGTTCGCCGACGAGAAACGCGCCGGTGGAGTCGATGGTCGCTCTGTCAATTGTAAACATTAATTATTCCCTCAGATGTTATAAGCGATTTCAATACGGCCGTCGGCTTCACCCGGCCCCATGACCTCTGCATTTGGCAGCTGAGGTGTATTTGATGCGGTAGAGTCCGGAGACAGCACAAAGGAGCCAACCGGGCTTTGAGTGGTGCCACCAGCCACGCGAACATAAACCGGATCGCCTTTTTTCGCGGTAGCCGCGTTGCCTGCTGTAGCAGTTACGCAGATGTAACCGCGTTTAAGGTTGTCACCAACCTGATTAGCCGTCACACCGATGTAAGCAAGGTCCAGAGCAGAGGTGATCGGGAACGGACGAACCAGAATCCCTTTCACTTTGCTGATGGTGTCGCCAGATTCCAGCGGAACGAATTTATCGTTCACGTATTTACCAACCAGCCCGTAGGACGCGAACTGCTTCGTGTGATCCAGGCTAACTGGCTCGATGGTGAGATCACGAGGACGGGTAACGCCCCCGGCAATGCCCAGGGGCATGCGCGTTAAATATGCAGTACCTGCCATGATGATTTACCTTATTTGTTTTTTGCCCAGAATTCGGCGTTGACCTTGTTCAGCTCTGCCGGGGAAAGGTGCTTAGTGCTGATTCCGCTGTCCGTGGTGCGGGTAATGTTGTTCAGCGGGGTCAGCTGATTTTTCGCCTTATGCAGCGCCACAGCGGCAGTAAACACCGCGTCGACCGTAGCCTTAGGCGCTTTGTAGAAATCATCCACCCCGAACGATTTCAGGCTGTCACCGGTGCGCATTGCATGACTCAGCACCTGACGCTTCAGACTCTTATCACCAGCAGGCTGGAAGCCAGGGCAGATAATTTCCGCATCGGCGATCAGGTTGCGCTTAAAGGCTGCATCACCCGTCACTTTGCGGTTTTCTTCTTCGTCTTCGTCGGTGGTCATGTTGGCCGGGTCCGGATCGCCGTCGGTGGTTTTACCCTCCAGCTTTTCCAGACGAACCAGCAGCGCTTTCGCCCAGGCTGGAATTTCTTCATCACTTGTTTTTTCTTTATTCGGATCGTCTTCGTCCGTGGTGGAGCGATTCGCCTCCGGAAGCGCGGTAGACTGCGCTGGAGCATTCATGTTGATAGTCACACCGGGGATTGAAGCCATGCCATCAGACGGCATATCCGGCGCTTCATCGATGAGTTTTGCCAGCGCATCCTCATCTTTCGTCTTAATGGCCTGAGCCAGTTTTTTAAGCCATGACATTACAGGCTTCTCCTTTGTTGTTGATGGGATGGAATCCCCGATTGCACAGCGGCCACCAGCACGCCCCCGGTCGATGCCGACAGCGAGGTGGTTACCTGTGATTTGGTATTGCTTGCCCTTACCGGGTGCCAGCTGCTTGTACTGCGCGTCATAGCCACAGCTGACATCGGTCAGGCCAGAATTCACCGCGTCGATTGCTTCCTGGCGTTTAATCAACACGTCAGCAATGAGCAGATCCGATTTATCGCCGGTGCCGCGCCGGACGTTCTGAATGTGTCCGTGCGCCAGCTCCGCGAAGTTAGAAGGGTTAACGAAAACGATGTTGCCCAGACTGTCCTCTGGATGCCCCAGCGTGACGGCTACGCCCTCAAAGCTCGCCATCGTCTCCGGGGAAAACACCTCGTCTTCCGTTCGCCAGACTGTCACCGTGCCGGTGCCGTCCGGTTCGAGGTCGATTTCCTCAGGTAAATAGACCTGCGTCCCTGTGCGTGCGATCGGCACGTCTTTACACAGCAGCGAGCCGTCCGCCTGCAGATAGCGCGTTTCGCCCAGGCGTGTAGTGAAGAAATATTTCATGGGTTACCTGCTCAATTACGGGCAACAAAAAAGCCGCCCAGAGGCGACCTTGTGAGATGGGAAAAATGTTCGAAATAACGGGCTATTTAACATAAGGGTTCTTACCCGCACCGACGAAAACGGACTCGATTAAAATGTCCCCTTAAAGCCGTAAAAGTAGCAATTAACTGGGCTGAAAATCGGTCTTTTCGAATACAACATTTTCATAACATTTCGCGGGTATTGCAGTTCGCATGAAATGAATGCTCAAAGCCGTATTTTTCATTTTCTCGGTGCAGGAATCTGTACTTCAGGCCAGCATTTGCAGTTCGGCAAACATCCGGCGTGTCCGGTCATACCGTCCAGCGTCGGCGGGTTATCCCAGCGCACAAATTTATCTTTCATCTTGCGGTGAGTATCGCGCGTTCCGGCCCCCTCGATACGCCACCAGTAGCCCTCTGATCCAACCGAAAGGGCTCTGGCCTGCGTCAGCGCGCCGGTAGCTCGTCCAATCTCTGTACGGGCAATCAGCTGCGCCCTGCTGGCGGCCACGTCACCGGAGGCCATGATCATCTCGTAGAGCTCATCCGGACGTTCACCAGTGATAACCGCCTGCATTGCGCGCTGTTGTATGTCCATCACGCGATCGGCTGCTTCCAGCGGTAGGGACTTCATCAGCTGAATCTGGCGGTATACGATATCCTGCGCCACCTGCCCGACGGGGGTATTACCCACCACATCGCGCAGGCCAGCGCCGATTTCCTCAGATACCGATTTCCACTGATTCCATTCCTCCAGCTCGACCTGGGCAAACATCTTTCGCCCGACCTGCTCTGCCCAGTCGTTGATTACCTCGGAATAGTCCACCAGCGTTTTCGAAATGCTGTCAGCGCTAGTCTGTGAACCATCGTAGGTACCATCGACGATCTGCCCTATCTGGTTTGCTATCGCCAACAGGCTTTTTCGATACTGGATCTCCGAACGGCGGCGGAGGGATAGTTTCAGGTTCATCCTCCTCCCACTGGGCCTTCGCATCTTCTATGTCCTCGTCAGTGATAGAACCACCGATCCCAATCACATCAGAAATGTTCCTGAGGTCGTTAAGCGCGGCTGCCGGAGGCATTCCGAGGTCACGAACGGCGGTACCGAGTGCAGTAACCACATTGTTCGCCATCGTTGCGCGGTCCACGTCTGACATCTCCCAGAGCTTGTTAAACTCGAAAGTAAAATCGTCAGGTAGTGGTTCACCGAACAGAGAACGCCAGGAGATATCGAGCAGCCAGCGGATATGGCGGCGTAAGCGTCTCTCCTGCAGCGAGTTAACCCGGCTGTAGTAGTTTTCCAGATCGCCGTCGCCAGTGTTGAAACCTGCAGGGGACTGCCCGAACAGACGGACGAGAGGAATTCCCGTCGCGCCGGAAACCTGCTCAGCAAAGCGCAGAAGGACATCAGCGATACCCGCAAACGTATAGCTGTGGGTTTCGAACTTATCCTTACCATCCATGATGGTCATGCCTTCGATGGTCTGGAACTGACGTATCATGTCCAGGTGCTTCATCAGCGCCTTTTCAAGGTCGCCTCCGGCAGCAAGAATCTTGCGCAGGTCTTCAATGCTGTAGGTCCGCAGATGTGCTTTGTGGATCAGCTGTGTGGTGCCGACCGTCGCAGTATCAAACGCCTCGATACGCTCGAAAATACGCTCAACAACAGACATCCCCCAGCCGTTTTCCGTCTGGGCCTGCTGGAAAGGTAGCGTATCGCCCTCCATACGGATAACGCGGCTGTGGTGGATCTTCCAGGGGGGAATCCCCTGCTGGTTCGTGATTACCTTGTAATATTTCGGTTTCCCAAAATCGGGGCCGTAATCGGTAACGAGGTCGTAGTAACTCGGGTTAACCATCCAGCGGTCAAGGCTCATCACGCCCTTAAACTGCCCCTCTTTGATGCGATCCAGTTTCAGCGGGGAGGACATATCCTGCCCTTCAAGCAGGACCACCAGCACCGCGCCACCGTACAATCGTGACCATTTGAGGTTATCGTTAAGCCCATCCCATATAGCGAGCTCATCCCAGAAGGTTTCGAGCTTACCCTTTTGTCCGGGTTTCAGCTTTGAGCTGATGTTAATCCCCTTGCGGGTCATATCATCGGCCATCGCATCCACACCGGCACCAACGAGGAACGATGAACGATACGCAAACTCCAGCATCACCCTGTTACGGCTGATGTACCCGGGCATGTACATTCCGCCCGTCTGTATGTTTCTGGTGTCGCTGCCAAGTTTGGCCGTGAAATTGTTGTACCCGTCAGATGTCCTAACGGGCTGCTGTGCGCCGTTCTGGCGTTTCTTTCGGGACATGTCACGCTCCGGCCAGTTTGGCCCAGGTATCAAGAGAGGAATCCATCGGCGCGTAATTAATCATTACGGCGTCTGCAAGGTTCGGCGATTTTGTGCCTTCCGGCTGTTTATCCACGAGGATTTTACCGACGGCATTTTTCGACCACGTAGGCTGTGAAAGCTCCATCAGCAGGCGGTCAATATTTTCTATCTCGCAGCTTATCGAAATGATTTCGTCAGGGTTGTAGTCCATCCCGTTCAGCGCGCGGAAGGTGTTACGAAACAGCTTGCGAAGATGCCACCAGCTCTGTGCTTTCGCGTTCGCGAAGAAGTCTTTATTCAGGCGCGCCGCTTTACCGTTATCACCAGGAACGGCTTCATCTTCCGGATCGAATACGCTACCGCTACCACGGAAAGGCGTAGCTGTGATTGTTCCCCGGCCTTCAGCCTGCCTGAGCTCGTTTATCACGCGAGCATCGCCACGCGCACCAGCACCCAGACCGTCCTCATCGAAACGGAACTCATCCAGACCGTAATCGTCACAGTACCCAAACGATTTAACGACAGAAGCGTAGATGTCGCTGCCAATGCCAGACCATTCGTGAACGTTCTGCAGAAGGAAGCCATAGCGGCAAGAAAAGCCGTTTTTGTCTTTCCCCTCGTCTGCGATATCCATTGCGCCGAGGCGCTGGCCGCTGGGCTGAATACCCAGTTTGATATGCGCGTCGACGGCAGCCTGCACCCATTCAGAAGGAATGAGAATCCCCTCTGTGGATGCGCTGTAGTTCAGGTCCAGTTCCTGAGCAACGATAATCGGATCATCAATTTTCAGACATTCGTTGCGGTACCACTCATCATCCTTACGCGGGTCGCTGCGCCAGTGGAACGTAAACACCGGGATATTTCCGCTGTGGCGCTTTTTAGCAAACGGGTTATTCATGCCGTTGACCGAAGAGAGGTCTATACGGCAGCGGGTGGTCTGTGATAGCGCAGCATCGATGAGAAATGGCCGTTTGAGGAATGCCGACTCATCCACGAAATAAAGCGTGGTACGGTCACCACGACCAATGTTATCGCCAGCCTCTCCCTTAATGACCGCGCCCGTTTGCGGGAACTCCACGCGCATGTAAGGAGCATGTTTTTTGTCACTCCATGAACCACGAAATTCTACTGGCAGCAGATCGACAAACTTACGCGCTTTCCAAAACAGTGCTTTCGGGTCGCCGGTACTGTCGACATATTCCTCTTTACGGGAACCGAACCCGATCACCATTTCTTTGTTGAACAGGCAAAGCGAACAGGCCAGACCGATAGAGGTCCAGCTCAGCCCCATTTCTCGGCTTTTTTCTGTCAGTCCATGCTCAAGACTGGCGCGCCTGTCCATGATCCAGTGAATCCATTCCTCCTGGCGGGGGAACAGCAAAAACGGGATGGTGGCAGGCAGGCCATAATCGAGGTTACGCGGGTCCGTCGTCATACCCCAGTCGATGATGAACTGAGCCGGGTTAGTGCGGTAAAACTCACGGAGTGCCGGAAGCATTTCAGGCGCTTTCCTGATCCGCTCCAGCCTCTCCATTCTCCATTCAAACACGGCGGTATAGTCCGGTTTGCGGAAGTCAAAGGGGAACGGGATCGGCACAGAAAAATTCCTCAAAAACGCCCCGATTTAACATAATGGTCGTTACCCGCACTGGCGCAACAGCACCCATCACGCAAACGGCGTGAAGCCTCTGTTTTGAACAGAAAAGTGGTCAAATCGGGATGAATAAAACGTGCATAAAACGGGTCAAAAAGTGCATAGCGTTTTTACGGTTCGAAACGCCTGTTTTTGCAATTTTCAGCCCAGGTATTTTTTGTAGATATCTGCTGCTTCCTGCGGGGTCAGGTTCGCCGCGTCGGCTTTGGCTGCCTCGTCCATATTGTTGAACGGTTCGAAAATTTTCGGTGCTCCCAGCTCCATAAGCAGGGTTGCCGGAACTTTTACCCCCTCAGCCTCAAGCAGTTGCGCCGCCTCCAGCGCGGAGTATTTCCCGGCTACCTTGTGTTTCATCACCTCGCGAAGCACATCACGCTGACGTTCTTCTTCACCATAAACGCTGCGACCGAGCCCAAGGGCTTTGGCAAATACCGCAACATCATTGTGGGTGGGCAAAACATCCTCGACGGTTGTTTTCAGTCCATCGGAAGATTTGGTGACAATCTTTCTCTTACGAACGTCCAGGCTTTTACCTGCAACGCTGTTGATCTTTTCCATAAGAACTTCGCGAGCCTCGGTAAAAGCACGATTAAAGTCGGCATGTTCCTTGCGCCAGTTGCGGATAGTCGCCTCGTCAATTTCCAGTCGCTGGGCAACCATACGGTTAGAGATCTTGTTACGGGCCAGAGCCATATCAATAACGATACCGACGTAGGCCTTCTTAAAGCTATTTTTACGGGCCATACGCTTACCTGAAATCGAGTGCTGTTTATATTTTGTTCAAAATTATTTTTCCGCATTTTGCGTGCGGAATAATTCTGAGAAA